TCCTGCCTAGGTTCCTTGTACGTGCTGATGACATTGTAGCTGACAGAGAAGACATTATCATTTCAGAGGCGTGAATCATCCCTTGTTTCTTTCTGGATTCTGCAGCCTCAGTCAATATTGTTATTGCTTTCCTATGTTGTCTTGGCATACCGACCCTGATGTGCATTAAAGGACCATAAACAGTGTCTCGGACATGTGGATCAAGATCTTCTTTTTTTGAATTGTTATGTACTGCCAAATCAATAAGACATGCTCTTGTCACAGGGTGCAGCCATGATGCTGGAGACGAACACAAGTCAGTCCCACTGGCAGTCTGCAAAAGTTGCTTTGGGATGATTTCCATTGATAACAATTCATTTCGTTCGTCAGCTGTCAGTCTCCACCTCTCCTCAATTGAGTCAATTGACAATGCATGAAAAAAATTGGCAGTATCCAGACCTTGGCCGGCAAAAGCCACTGACCTGGAATTTGCATGAGCATTCAGATAATCACCAATCAATGATGGACTGCTCGGAGGAACCAAGAGTGAAGTACCCTCTCTGAAGCCCAGTATTGGGCAAGATGAACCAATACCGCTGTCATTTGAATTAAATTCTCCTTTGTCTGATGCAACGACTTCTTTGGGCAGATTCGGAGTTACAGAAACCATCCTAAGTCCAACTGGTCTCATCGACCTAAACACTGCCATGTATAGATGTGATGCACGCTGTTTCTGAGATCTCAAAAGAAATTGTTCCTGATCAATACAAAAGGCTTGAGTCATCACCGTACTATCATCTGAAGTTACCATAATATTTGTATTGTATTTACACAATTTGCCATGAACACGTATAATTGCTAAATCCACTGACCTTTTAATTACTATCAATGCACCAGCATGCAGCAATGAACTGCTATGATGTGACATGCCCTGTCCCATGTGGTGAGAGTCACAATACCATACATATTTTGTTTCTGAGTCTTTAAAACATTCAGGTAATTGCTTTATCCACCTTAAGGTATTTGAAGAAATTACTCTAGTGTCTGGATACTGCATTTGTTTTTCAAGTACTGGAGATATGTTCAATGGTAGAGCCATTTTCCTATATGCCAGTCGTGCATAGACAACAGATGCCCATTTTAAATGCATTGAAAAAGATCCAAGATATAAAAGCATGATAGCAATGGCAAAATTTGACATCATTGGACCATAACG